TCTAATAGTGTATAGACGAAGTTTTAAACGAAACGTTGTGAATAAAAAAAAGCACCTCTTTCAAAGTGCTTCTTCCGTTTTATAGTTTATAATCTAAAAAGGCAATCCATCTAAATCTGATCGTTGTGCGTCGTGCTTTGCGTCTTCGTTGCCACCAGCTTCAACTTCTGCTTGGTATGGTTTACTAAACTTTGCACTAAAATACTTTACACCACTTTTACTTTCGTTTAGCCATAGTGCGACTTCTTTTTCTACTCCATCAATCAAAGCTTTACCTTTGTAATCTGGTTGTGAATCCGTTTTTTTGTAGTTGTTTTTAAAGATTACTCCTGTGTTTTGTTTTGTTTCCATTTGTTATTTATTTTTATGTTCGATTATAATATCTATAGCTTGTTTAAATCCTTTTAAAAAAGGATGCTCTTCATCATTATTGAATATCAGTCTAAGCCTATCATATTGGAATGATAATTCAACTTCAATATCTACTGGTTCCGTAATTGGTTCTAATGGTTTACAAGGCATATTCTAAGTTTTTAAAGATTGCACCTGTGTTATTCTTCTGTTCCATAATCTATTGTTTTACTTATTATATATGCGCTTAACGTCTTTCGTGTGCGCCTTGCTTTTTCTTTTAAAAGCCTCTTCTCTTCTTCTGTTACTCTTATTGTAACAATATCAGTCTTTCGTGTTTTCATCTATTAAAGTTTTGTAATATTCTCTACATTCTTTTATTCTGTCGTAGATAGCTTTAATTACATCCTTGTCATATCTTACTTCAAACGTCTTGATTCGTTTTTCTGTTGGTATATGATCAAAATTGTGTTTGGCTTCTACATCTGATCTTAACTCTTCTGATTCATCTATTAAATGATTCTTCCAATGTTCACGCCTTACTTCGTCCTCTACTATTTCATCTGGAGTATTGACTAAACAATATGCAAGAACACTTTTACGTTTGTTACAAAGTGCCATATAACCTTGCAACTGAAAAAAATACGCAGGATTAGGAATTTCTTCTGCAAAAAACGGAAACGTTGTAGCATCGTAACTACTTTTCACGTCTAAAAGTATACTATCCGTGTTTACGTCTGGAGTGCCTGTTAGAAAATCATTGTTAAAATGCTCTTCGTTTTTATACATCAATCCAAAATCTAAAACTTCTTGTGCTAATGAAATACTTTCATCTTCTACAAGGTTGCCTTTGTCTGTGTAACGGCTTGAAAATTCTTTTCGTATTCCGTACATTTCTTCAATCGCTAATTCCTGTAAGTAGGTCTTGCAAGTCTTACTCAATACTTCGGACTTGCTTCTGCTATTGGTCATTATTTTGCCAAGTGCACTACATCTAATCTTCAACATAACTCAAGTGCTTTAACTTGTAAAGGCGATAAATCAAATTCTTCTAACTTGGCTTTGTTTATCTTGCCATCTTGTAAAGCTTTCAATGCGTCTTCAAATCGTTTTTTAGATAGCTTCTCTTTCTTTACTTCGTTTTTATTATGCGTATTTGTTGTGTCTGCGTCTTTCGTATCGTCTATTAAAAACAATCCATTCAGTGCGTACTTTCTTGCATAACTTGAACTACTGCCAAATGCCTGCGCTATATCCATTCCTTTTCTATTTGGATCAATTCCTGCTTGTGCTTTTACTGCCTGCATCTTTGTGCCATCTGTAATCATAGCAGTAGATTCTACATACATATAACCTGCTGCTTCTTTTACCTCATCAGTTAAGTTAAGTGCCAAACCATTTAATAGTGGCTTAACGGCTTCAAGTATATCTTCGCAACTCCTGTACTTGTAGTTACCAAATTTGTTAAACTGATTCTTTGGTGCTTTTAGTTCTTGCTGGATCTTTGCCAGTCTTCCGATTACTGTGTCTTTCATAACATTATTTATTTTTTGTTTATACAAATATAACTAAATTATTCGTATATACAACTTGACTATTTAATTAATTCTTTTATTTTTAATTGGTATACATCATTTTCAATAACGTGGTTGTTGTTTGTATATATATCTCCTTTTTTCATAAAATTTGCTTTTTTAAAAAATTCTATTTTACTGATCCAACCTAAAAAATTTATGTCTTTTTCTTTTCTATTGTAATGAAAAAAAACATACCAATCTACATTATAATCTTTTTGACTTCCTTGTATAGAAACTTCGTAAAATGGCTTCATATAATTGTTTCCTAATTTAACTTTTACATCTATACGTTGTTCTTTTAAAACAAAGTCTGCATTGTAATCTGTATTGCTTATTCTTTTTGCTTCTGGAAATTTATCAAAAAAAACTATTTCGGCTAAACTTCCTATTGTTGTTAATTCTTTTTGCTTAATAGGCTGATCAACTTTTGCAGTAAATTTATTGGCTTCAAAATTACTCCATTGTTTTGCTTTTTTAAGCATTGCTTCTGTTACTAACATCTTTCTTCTTTTGTTTATAGGTTTCTATTATATCTTTCAATTCTTCTCTTGTGTACTTTCTTATCTTGTGTGCTTCTTCGTGTAATTTTATTAGTTCTTCGCCTCCTATTCGTTTTTCTATACCTATTTGATAATTCAGTAAATCGCCACTTTTATCTTTGTTGCACGGTCTACTGCATTGTGCGTGAACGTTAAATTCCGAAAACCTAACACTACCGAATCCACCAGCAGAAAAATAATGGCCTGCATCTATGTTTCCTTTGCGTAATACTTTGCCACAAGATATACACGGATAATCTTTTTCTTCATCTCTTGCTCTTATGTACGCATTAAAGTATACCTGTGCTTTTTTAGTTAAGCTTTGCACCGTTTCAAGTTCTTCTTTCAATTTCTTCTTTTCTTTCTTCCAATTCTTGACCTTTGCAGTTTCTACCCATACCTTGACACAATCACTTTTAAAGCAGTACTTTTGGTTAAAGTGTTTTACTTCAAATTTCTCTTTGCAGTTTTTACAACGTGGCATTTAAATTAAATTCTTTTATTATTAATTCTAAACATCTTACTACTATACTATTTCCAGCTTGTTTGTAAGCTTGACTATCTGAACAAGTCCAAGTAAACGTATCTGGAAAGTCCATAAGCCTAAAACATTCTCTTGGTGTTAATCTTCTTATGTTATTATATTTTACATATTGGTCTGTGTTTCCTCCACCGCCAGTAGCCGTGTGTATTGTGTTACTTACATCTTTCAATGGTCTGTTTAATATTTTACCTGTATTAGAACATCTTGTATAACTTATTATTTGTGCGCCTCTGTGACCTTTCCAATAACTACTATCAATGCAATGCGAAGACTTTGGAATAGTTTTTTTTAAAAAGTTTTTGCCCCAACCTGTTTTATCGCTACGCAAAAGATATTCTATTTTATCTTTGGATAATAAGTATTTTTCATCTACTTCATCTTGAAGAACGTCTTTTAGTCGTTTAGTTAAGTGTTCTTCTTTTGCCCATCTAAACGTATTGTCTTTATCGTCACGAACGCCAATGATAAAAACTCTTTCTCTATTTTGTGGTACTCCGTGTTTTTTTGCATTCATTACTTTGTAATAAATATGATATGGAACTGAATCTTCATAAGCAAACAATACAGGTAAACCATTAACCGATTTACCCCCTAACATATTAAGCCATTCGCTAAAAGTGTTGCCGTTATCGTCTGACAATAAACCTTTGACATTCTCAAATATAAAATATCTTGGATTGTTCTTCTTTATAAATTCGTGACTATTAAAAAACAATACGCCTCTTTTATCGTCTTTGCCTAATCTCTTTCCAGCTAAACTAAAAGCTTGGCAAGGTGGCGAAGTCATATAAATATCTAAACTTTCCTTTGGTATTTCTCTTTCATATACATCTTTTGGATAATACTTTGGTTCTCCATAGTTATGTATAAATGTTTCTCTTGCATACTTGTCCATATCACAAGCAAAAACCTCATCGTATTTAATGCCTAATCTATTTAAAGCCTGATTAAATGCACCTACTCCACTAAAATCACTACCTACCTTTATCATATGCCCTCTTTTAAGTTTTCTACTAAAATATTTAGCTTTTCTAATTCGTGTTTTTGTTCACTTATAACCATTTGTAGTCTTAAATTACTTTTACATTCTAAAAGATATTGATCTTCAAACTGCATAAACACGGATTGAAAATAGCTGATGTCTTCAAGTGAATCTAACATAGAATCAATTAAGTCTTTACGTTCTGGATGCTTTGCCTGTAACTCCTCTATACTACTTGTAAACTTTATAATAGTTGTTTGTAGGTTTATTTTTGCTTTTAGTATTTCTAAAGTATCCATTTATTCGTGTTTTGGTTGTGCGTAAATCTTATTGTAAACATTCGGCACAGGATTATCTTGTTCATAATATAGAAATTTTTCTTTATCAAACCATAACTCAAGTTGTCCTATGTTACCTACTGAACGTGGCTTAATCTTATTAAAGTTTATTATTGCTTGATTATAGCTTAAATCTTCACGGTGTACTGTTATCATACATTTGCCTGAATTGAACCATTCACTTCCACCTTTTAAATCGTATGGACTTGGCACGTTTCTTTTGCCGTTTATCTTTTCAGTTAGTTTAGGATGTATAATTGTATGTAAGTGCAAATTGTTATCTTCTGCTATTTGATTTCTATAAGGAAGTATTACTTCTAAATATTGTGCATATCCACCAAACTCGTTATACGGATGGCTTAAGTCTTTCCAGCTATCAATACTTGCAGTTTCTAATCCGTGTTTTTGTTTAAGTTCTACTGCATAATCATAAAATTCAAACGGTGTTAATTTGGCTTTTACATCATACTTCGTTAGTATTTTAAAATGTTCAAAAATCCAATCTAAAGAATTTGTTATTTCTTTGTCTTTGATCACATTGTTGTCTAATGGATTAAAACTCTTTCCTGTAAGCTTATGAATTAAATCTGCAACTATTTCTACATTACTTCCTACATCTGGAAAGTAAACAAGATGTTTCCATCC